TAACTACTGTGCCTGTGCTAGAACCATTTCCGCTGTAACTTCCGATGGAACTATATCCAGTTACACTATGGAAACAGTAGGCTACATAATCTTCTCCATTTCTATTGACTGTATCCCAACCACCAACAGTAAATACACTAGATGTAGGTTCTGTTCCACCCCATAAAATAGCACTTGCTGTAGCTGTTGCACCAGTACTTTGCAGTTGTAGGTGTTTATGGTTTGCAAAAGCGTTAGTACCTAAATCTTTATGTCCTACATACCAAGCACCAGAACCAGTTCTTTGCTTGACAATTATCATTTCTGGTTTAGAACTTAAACCGTGTCCAATCTGCCAATAATTTCCACTATTATTATCAGAATCACTTGTGGCATTTGAAGCACCAGAGTAAGAAACTATACTCTGTCCATAAGTAGGATTTGCTTTAACCCTTGAGTCTATTGAGCCAGTTGTATTGTAGTCTGAGATACTATCCATACCACCAACAAATGCCATATAGATGTATGTATTGCCTGAAGAATTAACCGAAGAATCAGTACCTAAAACAGTAAAGCCATTTGCATCAAATTGTATATGTCTATTATTACCGCCTGACATATCTTCTTCAGCATTAGTAGCATCTGCATAAAGTCCTAATTTAACTGGATTTAATGGGTTTCTGGTACTATCAAATATATACCAACTTTCTGATGAAGTTGTACATTTTATCATTACCCACGAAGGTCTAAATCCTGTAGTTATTGCGTTAGAAGAACCTGAACCTGAGTAACTTGAAATCTTGCTGTAGCCTGATACACTATCAAAACAGTAGGCTACATAACTTCCACTACTGTTGTTAACATCACTATCATTTGATATTTCTAAAGTAGATGCTTGACCTGTTATTGGGTTATAACCATTTAGTTGTGCTGAATTAGTGTTTAAATATAAATGATTTGCCCAACCAATAGCATCTGCACCAACATTCCAATTAGCAGTAGCATCAGTTCTCTTAATTATTACTAATTCTGGAGCAGAAGATAGTCCGTGACCAACTGTAGCATTATTTGTACCGTTACCATCATAAGTTACTATTGATTGCCCATATGTAGGATTGGCTCTGACTTGTGAACTAATGCTACCACTTGTATTGGCAGCAGTAGTGTTGCCCATATCCCAACCCCAAGCTACAAATTTCTTAGTGTCTTGATTTGCTCCAGTACCAGTAGCACCAACAGTAAAACCATCTGGATTAAACTTAGTTAGTACATCAGTTGTTCCTGTATACTCTGCTTCTGAAGAGGCTGCAAATAATGTTTTCTTAGCACCTCTTACTGTGTCAGATAATTGATGGTCGTGAACAGCATCTCTACATTTTAACCAAACTAAATCTGGGCTAAAACTCATACCCGAAATATCATTAGTAGCACCAGTTCCTGTATATGTAACACAACCAAAACCAGTAGGTGTATCAGCACCCATATCCCAGTTCCAGTCTACATAGGTTGTACCGTTTTCATTACAATCGTTTGATGAGCCTCTAGTAAAACCATCTGGTTTAAAAGCTAGTACACCGTCATTTGTTCCTTCTGCGTTACTTGAGTTTGAACGGAGTTCATTACCTGCTCCTCTAATTCTGTCATATAAGAAATGATTTTGATTAGCACTTCTAGTCTTGTTCCATACTAGGCTCGGTTTAAAGCCAGTTCCACCTACATATTTATTAGTAGCATTACCTGTAGATAAAACCGTACTAAAACCTTCTACTGTATAGTCTTGTTTAAACGGTAGGTAGAATCCATTAGTACCATAAGTGCCTGAATACTCTATAGGCTTCCATTCACCGTAGTCACCTGTTTCTCCGAAGTCTGCTGGGGTTAATGCTTGTCCGTCTATAACATTAACTTCAGCTATATATCCATCAAAAGTTTTGTAACCACCATTATTCCAACCACCAATAATGTGTTCTTGCGTAGTTAAAAAATTTGTTGTGCCACCGTAAGTGCTTCGTTGGTCAGTTGTATAATTTGTAACTTCTGAACCATTAACATATAAAGTAAGGTATGGAGAAGATGTTGTTCTTTTTAAAACAATGTGATACCAAGCAGAAGTATCTCTAAAGACTTGTGAAGTGTAAACTTGTGCGTTACCCCCGTTATCCCAAATTCTTAAAACATCATCAGAATGAAAAAATATAGAAAACTCACTATTTTTAGCAGATATAAAAGTGCCTCCAGTATCACTTCCTGTACTAAGCCTCGACCTTTTTACCCACATACTAATTGTCCAAGTAGCACTACCCGAACTTTCTGGAGTCCAGCTCAGATAAGCAGTACGACCATCTTCAAACTTTAGACCCTGCTCTAACTCGTAAGCCTCTCCAGAAGCATACATCCATTGTGGTGAACCTATTGCCATATTATGCGAAAGCCAATTGTGGAGTTCCTAGTAAAATTCTTCCTGAAGCAACTACAACATAAGGAACAATGTCGGTTGCTGAAGCTGTAGAGGTTAGTGTCAGTCCAGCACCACCTGCTGTTTCGTAATCTGTGCCTAGAGATACTGTACGAGAGCCTGTGCCATCTTGTATAAATGTAATAAAGCCAGACTGTCCAACTGTTTCCGTAGTAGGATTAGCTAGAGTTACATTACCTGTAAGTGTTAATACAAAGTTTTGATTAGCAGCAAAGTCTAGTGTGACTGAACCTGTATTAGATGTGTCTGTGTCTGTTGTAGATGTAACACTAGCACCAAAAGTAGCACCAGAATTAAACGCTGCTTTACCTGCTTCAGACATATCAAGTGTTAAAGCATTTATTTGCGCACCATTATCACTACCCCGCAATATTAAATCTCCATCAGAAACTTGTGCTTTAATTGCTGAGTTGTTGCCATCTTTAGTAAATTTAATAAAATCTGTAGTATCGTCTAACATTCTTATGTCGCCACCATCAGCATCTAAAAGCAAATCTCCAGCAACATCAATAGTAAAATCACTTGCGTGAGAAATATTACCAGTCATAGTGCCACCAGCTTTTGGCAGAGCAGCGTTAGCAGTTGTATTAGCTGTTACACCTGTAGCTATATCGGTGTTAATTGAGTTGGCTAGTTTGTCTGCTGTGACATTGTCATCTAAAATCTTTGCTGTAGTTACTGCATCAGCAGCAATAGTTAATGCTGTAGCACCTGTTACATCACCTGTGTGAGTAGCGTTAGTTACTTTAGCTGTATTGGCTGAAACAACTGCTTCTAAATTACCTATGTTTGGAATTGCAACTGTGCCTGTAAATGTAGGACTGGCTATTGGTGCCTTTGTTGCAATAGCAGATGTGTTAGTATCTAACTGTGTACCATCTGCTGATACATCTCTACCATCTACAGTCTGACTTCCTGACATAGTAATATTACCTGTCATCTGTCCACCTGCTAGTGGTAGTTTAGTAGCGTCTGTTACACCTGTTCTTACTTTGTGATCTAGTAGCTTTTTTAGAAGTACCACCATCATTAATTAATATTTCTTCACTTCCTCCGAGGGTACCTTTAGCTGATAAGGCTGATACTTTAGTTGTTGCCATGTTTACTCCGTAATAATATAGTCAGGACTAGCATCACTAGATGACTCAGTTATAAAATACAAGCCAGTTGATTCTGTTTCTATTTCTTGTTCAGGAGAAGCAGGAGGACCTACTGGTGTATCATCCCATCCTCTTCTTCTAAATAAATAAACAGGTACAAACTTCTTTTGTTTTCTAGTTAACTTATATGCCATTACTCTAACCTGTCTAAAAGTTTTTCACGTCCAATGTTTCTACGTTGTTCTATATCTGCTAACTTATCTGTAAATTGTTCTACTAATGGAGCATAAGAAACATCTACTGGTACAACTTTCTTTCTTGTTGGAAGCTTTCCTTTATATGCTTCTGGCTCTTTAAAGCTTGTTTTAGCTTTTGTATGACTATCTTTAGGTGTAGCCATTAATCCTTTTGGCTCAGGTAAAGATGACATCTTAGGTAAATCTTTTGTTTCTTTATGTGCTTTTATTTCTGCACCTGACTCTACTGTAGGTTTAGAATAACTTCTGTCTTTTACTGAATCTAAGTTATCTTCTCCACTTAACATTTGGTCTAGTATGTCATGTATCTCACTTGTTTCTTCTTCAAAAGAACCTTGTTCGTTATTAAACTGTAGACCATTCTCTTCTAAAAAAGCAGCTAGTTCTTCAGAAGAACCTGTAGGATTTTCAACTTTAAATACTTGCTCAAGAATTTCATTATAAAGTTTTGCAATCTTTTGCTTTATCTTATCTAACTCTAAGTCTAAAGCACTATCATCAAATAAATCAGCTATGTTCATAGTTCTCCTAATTAGCTAAATATAACCCCCTCATGTAGAAGGGGTTACGGTTTAACTAACTATTACCTGTCAGTTACAAAAGCGAAACCTGAAGCGTCACGCATCTCACCAACACCATAGATAGTGTCAGCAGTATACAAGTCACCTAGGTACTCTTGCATGTAAGATGATTGTGAACGTACTCCTAGTTGCTCAACTAGAGCCATTGCGTCTTTATGTAGAACTAGACCAATGTCATGTACGACTGAACCAGTAGCACACTGAGTAGTACCCATAGCGTTAGTAACATATACATCAATACCGTAGATTTGTCCAACCTTACCAGTCTTGATTGCATTACCATCACCAATAAATGCTTGCTCAGTATAACGCTGAATGCCTAACATGTCAGTGTACTGACGTGGAGTTAGAACAATTGCACGTCCATCTTGTGGTACGTCAGCTAGGTCTAGTTTTTCAACCATGCCACGAATTGCTGCATCACCACCAGTTGCTAGTGAAATAGCATTACCAGTACCTGAACGGTCCCAGTCAGAAAGTACACCAGCATTAGTAAATACTTGTGCCTTGTTCCAGCCTGAGTTACCTGCTGTACCATTACCACCGTTAAGTGCTGCTGCTTTGTTAAACAAGTCTAGGTCGACCTGTGTACTTAGAGCATATCCAGCATCTTCTGTGTAGAATCTACGTAGAGAGCTCAATGCTTGAACCTCTGCCATATCTTCAATTAGCACTGAGTATTCATAGTGCTTGTCGATGCTTAACGCTGTGTTGCCATGAGTATCGCCTTGAATCTTAACTAGCGAGTTCTCTCCCTTTGAAGTTGCTGAACCACGTACCGGTGTTGGGATGTTGATTGTATCACCCTTCTTACCTTTGTGGTTGATGCGAGTTACCAAATTAGCTAATACTAAGTTCTTTTGATAACTGGCAATAACTTCGTCACTCCACAACTCTGGAATAAAAGTTGCAGCTGTAGTGACTGTTTGGTTATTAGTACCAATTACACCTGTTGCCATTTATATATCTCCTATATATCTTATTATTTTACCCTCCCCTCTGCGTAAGCCTCGTAGATTTCATCTTCTAAACTCTGATAACGCTTTGGGTCAGTCTGTTTTAAACGTATTAAATCAGCACGCCTGTAAATCTTTTTACCAGCTGTTGACTCACCGGAAGCTCTTGATACTCCTTCACCTGCTTTCATTGCAGTATCTCTTTTAGTCTTTTTGCTTTCATTTACTTCTTTTGTCTTAGAAATCATTTGTCTTTCTTTCCAAGTCGTAAGCAGTTCATTAGCTGCATCAAAGTCATAAGAGTCTGCTTCTTTATACAAGCGTTGTCTTACCTTGCTTCCATTTATCCACTCCTGAAATCCTCCGTCAGTGATGACTTCTTGGAAATCTGGATGTGCCTTTTCGAGTTGTTGGGCAGTCAAAGCAGCTTGTTGCTGTTGTGTCTGTTCCGAAAACTCTCTGAACCTAGGATGATTATCTATAATTTGCCTTACTGCTTCTTCAGGATTATCATAAAAATCTGCTGGCTCACTTGTGGTAGTCTGTTGGCTTTGTGTACTTATCTGTGATTGCAAATAAGAATCAGTTAGCTTTCTAAGTTCACCAATCTCTTGCCCTTTCCTACCTAGTTCTTTCTCTAGGTTCTCATAGGCTTCAGCTATTTCTGATGAGGACTTACCTTGAAATTTCTTAGGAAGTTCAGGCTCTTCTTGCTCTTGAATTTCTTCCTGTTCTACTTCATCCTCTACAGCTAATGCTTCTAAAGATTCGTTTACTTGCTCTTCTACTGGTTCTTCATGAACCTCAGGGTCTACAATTTTACTACTCATGCTTCTTACCTCCGTCTTTTAAGATTATGGGGGTTATAAAAATGTTAGAGCTGGTACTAATCCAGTTGTTCTAACGCTAGTTTGGTAGCTTCCTCTAAATTAATAAACATGTTTAGGAAAGATACCTGTCCTCTACGTAAGTGTAGAGTCTTTTCATCTTCAATGTCATAGATTTTTTCAAGTGACTCTGCTAGTTTAGTGTACTCTTCTAACAATACACGCCAGCCATCATGTTGAATCATGTCTAATCGTTGTTCTAATACTTCTTTATCTGTCATCCGTTCATTGCCTTAGACAAATTAAGTATAGTTTCTGAGTTTAGATGTTCTACTTCAGGTACATTACGTGCAGTTTCTGACTGTATACCTTTTATTCTTACCATCTTCTCAGCTAGTTCTAGTTGTTTCTTAGCTAAAGTTTCATTAGATGCTTTATCACCTGCATCTACTTGTAGCTTCTGTGCTTCTGCATATAGCTTATTAATGTCTGCTTTGAGTTCCTCTAGCTCAAGCATAGACTTTTGCATTTCTATTTGTTTAATCTGTTGTTCTTCAGGGTTAGGTTGCATCATTTGATTGATTGCTTGTACTAACTGTGTCCTGTTAGACAGTGATGAGTTCTCAAATATACTCATTAATATAACAAAGAATGCAGGAGAGCCTTGTGGTGTCATAGATAACAACTGTACCATCTGTGTTGTTTCTAATTCCTTAGCCATAATACCTAGACTACTATAAGGTTTAAACTTAAAGTCTACTGCTGGATATCTTTCGTTATCAAACTGTATACGTCTGTTTAAAGTCTTATTAATCATAGGAATCAAGAATGAATCTTGGAAATTCATTAGTGTTCTCTTCTGACGTTTGATAGATGCTGCTTGGAGCATTGACATACCACTAGCAGTTCCATTCCGAGGATTGGAAAAGTTACTGTTAGCTGTGTCCATAGCACCAGTACCCATCTGAACCATGCGTTCTAGCTCTGCTGCTTCGGTAAATGTCGACTGGGATAGACTACCAAAGTTCAGTGGCATTAGAACGGATTTAGGGTCGCCATTTGTGAGGATAGTCTTACCGGGACGGACATCAAATTTTGTTCCACGTGGTAGACGAGTGGCATCTAAACCCATCATTGGGTGTGTTGTGAGTGCTAAGGCGTCAATACGAGCTCTCAGTTCAGCATCTAAAGCTTTCTGTGGATTATATCCCTTTTCAGCCACACCCCTACCCCAGAACTTCGAGGGAACACGGTCATTTTGATAGGCAACAAACGGTCTATCATTTAACATGTATGGGTTTTCTGCTGCTCTTAGTACGCAATCGTCATTAGCAATTGTAACAACTGCTTCAACTAACTCATCATCATTGTAGTCAAACTGGTCTACGCTGCTTGAGTTACCACTAAGAAATCTTTTAGGAACTAATCCCCAATATTCTACAATCTTTACTTTGTCATCTTCATCAGAGTCACTAAACTCTTCATCAAAGCCAAAGTCTGCTTTGTCATAACTACCTAATGGCATATCATTATATATACCATCCTTCATACCCTTAGTAATCATATATCTTGGTTTAATTACTATGTGGGCAACACCTAATGCTTCATCTATTGTTGTAGCTGTAGGGTCAATAACAAATTCTTTTGGTGATACTGATTCTAATTTAACACATGTGTATGGTATTTCCTGTGTTCTAGTAGCAGTTGTCATGGTTCCCGGTACTGGCTCTTCAATAGCCACCATTTCCATTTTATCCTGTACTAATACCTTACCAATACCTGTACCAAATATAGCACCGTTAAGTAAACACTCTGCAATAGCGTCCTTAACTCCATCTTTTGTTAAATCTTCATGGAGTAAGTTACGTATGTACTCTGCGTCTTGTTTGTTTTGGTCAAGGATGTCATCTTCTAGGTCAAACCAACGGTTTCCTCCAAAGATTGCTTCCTCTAATTCTGCTACTGTGGCTTCAATTGCCTGTGATGTGGCTGGAGAAATTAATTTACTCTTCTCTGACTGCCTTGTTTTGTCATCTGTTGCCCAAATACCACGCCATAATCTGTAATATTCGTCCCACTTAGACATATAGTTAGTATTCCTGTGGTCCTCCCACTGGTCTACTCTGTCTAACACCCATTCTCTTAACTGACTGTGTGGACTATCTAGGTAATCTTTCTCATCCATAAATTAATATCCTGCTATTGCGTCCATTGGTTCCCATTCGTCTAGTTCTATGCTGCCTGCGTAGTCTGCTACACTAACTTGGTCTATATATGCAAGGCTATCCAGTAAATCATCATGGCTAAGAGGGGAAGGGAAGTCCATCATTTGGGAAATAAAGTGGTCATTCCAATCTGCCTTTCTAAATTTTATCTTACCATGCTCTAGTCGTCCTTGCAGCGACCATGTAATTCTGTCTATCTTTCTTTTACCGCCATGAGTAACATCTGTTATGTTAACCCATCTACCGTGTGTCCTCATCTCATCTTCAAGATAAGGCATGATTGCGTTCTTTAACGCTCCGGCTTCAATTCCGACAGTAGTTGCTTGACTTTCAATTGCAGCCTGTAGTATTTTAAAAGCAGTTTCTTTAATACCCCATCTACCATGATATATATCCTTTACTAACCATTCGTCATTAACAATCTTAACTACTGATATTGCTGTTTCGTCTAACTTACTTGACTTTAAACCTCTGTCTTTACTTGTTGCTTCAAACCCTGCTGGGTCTACTGCGACTACATAATGACCTATTGTACCTTCCGCAAAGTCTGTTTCATTATCGACATACTTAATCCACTCTTCCTTAAATATTCCTCCTGTGAAGGATTCAAAGGTGGCTTCAAATTCCTGCCTGAACGCTTGAGTAGACATTGTACTCTTTGCAGCAGCGATTTCTTTGGGGTCCAGTAATGGATTATCTGTAGAATTAAATTGAAATGCTTGCCAGTCATCATCTTGTTGTGCTTCTATGTATAGTTTATAAAAATGATTCTTTCCTGCAGGGGTACCAATAAACATAGCACCACCTTTTACATCTGCAAGAGTAGGTCTTAAAATCATTTCCCACACTTCAGGCTTCATACTGGCATATTCATCAAGTACAACGTACTCCAATCCTACACCCCTCAAAGTATCTGGTCTATCTGAGCCTTTAAGGTATATCTTTCTGTCGTTGACTAAAGTTAACACTGCTGTGTTTTCGTGAGCAGCTTTTATAACATCCTGCCCTAACTCCTTTAGCATACCCCACATAATATCTTTTGATTGTTGGAATGTGGGACCAACGTAAAATACGTCTTTGCTTTTGCTTTGTAGTGCTTTGATTAATAAAACCCAAGCAGCTAACCTTGACTTACCAAATCTTCTACCTGCTGCAACAACTTTAAAACGAGCAGGAGATTTAAATATCTCCATCTGAGCATCATGGAGAGAAACTTTAATATCAGCCATTAATCGTCTATAGCTTCTATTACTTCACCTTCAAAGGTAGCTTGTTCCTCTGCTTCTTGCTTTTCTATAGCCTTTACGGATTCAACAATAATATTTATTCCTAAATCCTGGTGTTCATGTTTTATTTCAACAGCTTTATGTGCTGGAACAATTCTATCCATGCACATCTTTAAACAATGTCTATCACCTTTTAAGGCTAACTCAATAACCTTGTCCACAATCTCTGGACCTCTTGCTGATAATACTTCTCTGCTTAAAGCTGTATATTTGTTTACTGAACCTACGGGTCTGCCTGCTGGATTCAATGATGGCATGCCCTTGTATAAATTGGGATTACCTGCTTTTCTTTTTTTTGTTTCCTTTGGCATACCTTTGTCCTGTGTTAAAAAGGGAGGTTCTATACCCCTATTATACCACGCTTTGTTCATAATTGCAACACTTTTCTCAAAAAAGCCACTAATTGTACCTTTGGGTTAGTAAATTGCTAATGTGGGGTCCAAATTCCATCTCATGTGCTATTGAGCTAAAGTTTAACTTTCGAAATTATAAAAAAGGGTCCCCCCGTGGCTGTGCGTGGCTCAGAATGGCAACTTCTGACCAGTCATGGCTCATCATGGCAACGGGGGATTGTGGTCCAGTGTGGCAATGTGTGGTCATGAGTGGTAAGTCTGAATAAAAGTGTCTGTGATAGTCAACGATTAGCTCTAAGCACTAGGTATGGCAGGGTAGAGAAAAATAATGGCTCAGAAACAAAAATCAATTATTATTGGGGTAGTAATACAATGGCTAGGGTTTGGGGTTTGCGTCCAAATTTGGGCATTCTCGAGCGTCTGAGAGCATATTGATAATATATGCAATTATTTAATAAAATAATCAAAATAAAGCTTGACAATGAATAAATTATCATTAATATGGGTGTTTCATTAACTATATAAGGTAATAACATGGAAATTAGTAAAGAAAAAGCATTAGAAATGGCAACACAATACAAACTAGAAAGACCAAAAACATTTCATAGTATTAATTACATAGCTAAAAAGATTTACCAACATCAAACATATGAATGGTTTAAAGCAGCTACATCAAAAAAAGGAGATAAATAACATGACAAACCTTAGAACTATACAGTGACAACGAACTCAGCTTGCAAGTATACAATGATGAGTATTTTTATAATGAAAGAGAAAACCAAGATTTTTTGATGGCTTTAATAGATGAGGAATTTCACTATACAGAAGCACAGAGAAAAATATTAATTGATGACTTAAACCAACGAGGAGAAATAACAATGGCAAAATTTCAAATGACAGACGCAAAAAGCGGGTTAAATTTAAAGAGCGGTAAAATAGACATGAGTTTGTATACGACTGTTTACAGGAACCATGACGAGGACGATATAAACGAAGTGGACTTATTATTATCTCTTTTAGGTGGTTATAATAAACACGGCAGAAAGTTTGACCTTGAGCAATTTAAAGAGCTAGAAAAAAAGTTTAATGAAATCATTGAACAAGCGAGTTATATACTAAAGCAAGAAACCACAGAGGAAAGAGAAGTCAGAGAGTATTCCGAGGACAGCCAAAAAGGGGTCTTATTCTAGACTTTATTTAATACCCTTAACAACCCCCTTAATTGGGGGTTTTTAGGTGAAAGAACTATAATTTTATAACTATAAGAGGTAATAACATGACAAGAAAAGATTATATAAAGTTTGCTGAAACTATTAAAAATAGCATTTATCCATTAGGAGCTAAATTTGATAACAAAACAATATTAAAAATTACAGAGGACTTAATCGAAGTATTCAGAGAGGATAACGAAAGGTTTGACTCTGAAAGATTTAGAGAAGCTTGCAATCATTATTGGGATGGTCAACAGTGGAGAATTAAAACCCCTTAATAATAGACACTAAAAAAAAACAATAACCCCCTTAAATGGGGGTTTTGTGGTTCTTATGGTATTACTAGTAAGAATAAGAATAATTAATTATATAGACCTGTTTACAGGGGTTTTTAATGCTTAAAATCTGTAATACAAGCTCCATATTTTAGATTTAAGCGTACTTTATTGATTGAGTAATACCAAGGCAAGGGTAAAGAATAAAGATTAAAGGAATATACCTTAATGACTGCGAGAGCTAAATTGAAAATAAAGTTAATAAAAAGCTTGACAAATAGAAAAAAATCATTAAACTTGTGTGCTGAGTATAAAGAGGGACAGACACCATTAGGGGGGACCTTCGGAAGTGACCCTTAGCTCAAGTAATTTTTTTTACAAAAATTTTAGGAAAATAAATATGCAAAATGAAGGACGCAACTGGACACCCATTAAAGAAGTAAACTTGATAGACTGTGCAGTGGAATATAAAAAGATGCACAATCTATACCTAGATGCTGACTTTGATGATAAAATGGATTTAGCTTTATTCTATAAAGGTAAGGCTAAATATTACAAGGACCTTGTTAACGCAGGGATTGAACACACAGTAAACTTTTAATAAGGAGAAACACATAATGAGTAGAGTGTCAGAAGCAATAGAAAATTTAGAAGAACTAACAGATAGTGAAGTATTGGATTTAATATACAATTGGTCAGAGGAATTAACAGAGTACGAGATAATGACTAACCCTATATTAAATGGACTTTTAAATATATTAGAGGAGAATAAATAATGTATAAAGTAGTAGACCACCACACAGACCAAGGGCATAGAGTAGCTTTAATATTCAAACAGGGCAGGAAGTGGACCCACCTTGTTTATTATGACTACCCTATCAGAGTAAGGAAGGTCCTTAATAACGAGGAAAGGTACTGGAAGCACTTAACAAAGTATGATACCTCTAAGGGCATGAAGTACGCAATTAAGAAGGTAAGAGAAATGGCAAGGGCATACTATGGCTTAGAAAGAAACATTCCCAAGTCATTAAAGAAAGTATATAAATTTTAATAGAGGAGTAAACATAATGGCTAACTATAAATATGAAGTATTATTTAATGGTGATATACCAGTCAAAGTAAACAATTTAGAAGAAGCAGAAAAATTAAAAGATTCAATGGAAAAAGCAGGGTATAATGATGTGCGTGTTAAAAGATACTGGCACATGGATGAACTTATAACAGAGGAGAATAAATAATGATTAACAATAGCTTTAGTTTTATGAAAGAAGGTTTTGATTGGCAACAAGCACAGTCTAAAGACATGCAAGAACTAGAAGATAGACATGACTCAGATGAAGAAGAATTAAAACGTGAACAAGAGATAATGAGGAATGATGACTTGCGTGATGAGTATAGAGAGCGAGGATTGGACCCTCGTGACTTTTATTCGGAGGTAGATTAATGGCTAACCCTAATAATAATATGAACGCTTATAAACAAGCATTGGAAATCAATAGGAAGTTAAAGCGAGAGAATGACAGTCTTACTGACAGTAATAATAATCTTAATGAAATCGTTTCAAATTTTTTAGATACAATGAATGAGTTAGAAGATAAGTTTGATAAAGTTAATGAAATAATAGATAATCTACGTGAATGGAAGTATAATGAAACAGATGATTATGAAGATGCTTTTAATAAAATAAAGGAGGCACTAAATGGCTGATATAAACGGAATAGAAAGAACTTATGCTAATAAAGATGAGTATGATTGGGAAGGTGGTGAAGTAGATGAGCCACAGTTATACAATTATAAAGTAGATGTTAAGTGGACAGGTACCATAGCTTCATTTAACATAGTGGCTGAGAGCCAACAGGAAGCTGTTCTAGTGGCTAATAAAAAGTTAGACATGGATAGCAATGGGTTAATACATTTTGATGTGGAGAAACAGCAATGAAGGCAATGAAAACAACAGTAAAATATACAAAGAAAGATAGAGTAATTATAACTATGGACACGGAACATTATGAAAAACTATGTGATGGTTATAATAAACTTAGACGAGCTTGTAATATGATGATGGAAACAAATGATTTATATTTAAGTGACATGAGAAACCTTGATGATTTACAACATGAGATGCAGTTCTTAGGGTTTGTAAGGGGCGACCATTATTGGAGTGATGTTACTATTCCTACTGGAGATAAATAATGAGATGCAAAGCGTGTAACAAACAACTAAACGATAACGAGTCAGTGTATAAAGACAATGAAACAGGTGAGTATTTAGATATGTGTAATAACTGTATTCGTAAGAGCTATGCCAGTTTTGACTTGGATAGTGATGATGATAGAAAATATCTTAATACTTTGTTTACAAATTATTAATTATGTGTTATAATATTATTATAGATATATATAAAGTAGTAAAGGTTAATAAAGGTTAAGTAAAGGATAAATAAAATATATATATTAATAGCCATTATGGTGTCGTGGCTATTGATATTTTTAAACTGACACCAATGAGGATATAATATGGCAGTAGCAATCGGTGAAGCACTATACCCCGCTCTCTTTGAGCCTAAGGTAGATAAATATACACCAACTCCTGGAGTTTACTCGATAGACTTGAAGGTAACTGACGAGGAAAGGGATAGACTGATAGCATCAGGGTTAAAACCTAAACAAAAAGATGCTAATGTGTTTGTGTTTAAGCGTAAGCCTATCACAGCTAAGGGCAACCACATGCCTGCACCTACAGTAGTAGATGAGAACAAGCATGGTTGGGATAGTGCAATTAAGATTGGCAATGGCTCACAGGTAAAGGTGGCATATGATACCTATGAGCATCAAGCAACAGATAAGTATGGTCTTGGTAAATCATTGTCAGCAGTACAGGTGTTAGAGCTAGTCGAATATTCAGGGGGTGGTAATGCTCTTGATGAGTTTGACGCTGTAACTAAAGAGGATGTTCCATTCTAATAGACATAGTGTTTATGTCATGGCTACTCTGTAATGGGGTAGCCACTTTTAATTTAACTGGGATGAATTATGGAACAGCAACAAGGCACCTTTGTTCAACACGAACCATGTCCATCATGTGGCAGTAAAGATAACCTAGCAAGGTACTCTACTGGTCAAGGATATTGTTTTGGATGTGGACATTGGGAAGGACCTAATGGTCAGAGTAAAGCTGAACCAATTATAGAGGATAAGAGTATGCAATTATTTACAGGTAACAGTGGTGCCATTGTAGACAGAGGCATCAACGAGGATGTAGTACGAAAGTATGGTGTTACCTTACAGTATGGAGAGGATGGTTTAATCAAGAAGCATTGCTATCCTTACCATGATGCTGACAATGGTGAGCATCTAGGTAATAAGGTACGCACTGTTGAGTCTAAAGACTTTCTATATGATGGTAACAGTAAGGATGTAGGATTGTTTGGAGAGAACTTATTCAAGGGTGGTGGTAAGTACATCACAGTCTGCGAGGGCGAGCTTGATGCAATGAGTGTTCACCAAATGTTTGGTAACAAGTACGCATCAGTCAGTCTACGCACTGGCTCTAAAGGTGCGAAGAACGATATTAAGCGTAGCCTTGAGTACCTAGAGTCCTTTGACTCAGTGGTCCTGTGTTTTGACAATGACAAGGCAGGCAAGGAAGCAGTCAAAAGTGTAGTGGATTTGTTCTCACCTAATAAAGTTAAGGTGTGTAAGCTACCTCTCAAGGATGCTAATGAGATGTTATTGGCAGGTAAGATTAGTGACTTCACTAGACAGTGGTGGGATGCTAAGTCTTATAGACCTGATGGCATCATAGCAGGTGAGGACACTTGGGATATATTGACAGAGGAGATTCGTGTTGAGTCTGTTCCTTACCCTTGGCTTGGACTTAATGACCTAACTTATGGATTTAGAACTAGCGAGTTAGTGACCATTACCAGTGGTGCAGGTATGGGTAAATCTCAGATGGTTAGAGAACTGGAACATTACTTGCTCAATGCAACAGAAGATAACATAGGTATACTAGCACTAGAGGAAACTTCAAAAATTACTACGCTTGGAATTATGTCCGTTGAAGCTAACAAGCCACTACATCTTAACATGCAAGACATAGAAGATAGTGAACTTAAAGGTTATTGGGATAAGACACTAGGCAAGAAGCGTGTGTTTATGTATGACCACTTCGGTAGTACCAATGAGGATAACTTACTCTCCAAGGTACGCTACCTAGCCAAAGGTTTGGACTGTAAGTGGATTGTACTGGACCACCTGTCTATCGTAGTCAGTGACCAAGAGGTTATGGATGAGCGTAAAGCTATTGATAGTATCATGACTAAGCTACGACAGCTCGTACAGGAAACAGGCATAGGCTTATTCCTTGTTTCTCATTTACGTAGACCAATGGGCAAGGGTCATGAAGAAGGTGGCAAAATAAGCCTCTCAGAGCTTCGTGGGTCAGCAAGTATTGCACAGCTCTCTGACATGGTGATTGGTTTAGAGAGAAATCAACAAGCTGATGACCCTGTTGTCCGTAACACAACTATACTTAGAGTCTTAAAGAATAGATTCAGTGGACTCACTGGTCCTGCATGTGCCTTGCATTATGATAAAGAAACTGGTAGAATGAAGGAAACAGATTCAGTGGGAGAATTTTAATGAAACAAATTATACTAGACATAGAAGCTAATGGTCTTAGACCTGACACTATATGGTGTATAGTTGCAAAGGAGGTAGAGTATGGAACTACTAACACATTTATTGGCGAAGATATTTTTAGTTTTCCTGATTGGGTACGTCTTAATAACATTACTCACATTTGTGGGCATAATATTATTGGATATGATTTACCCGTACTTGGAAAAGACTTACGGGATTCAAATGGGAAAAAGCTATTCAAGATACGCTAGTCATGTCAAGACTTGCCAACCCTAACAGGGAAGCAGGTCATTCACTAGAGTCATGGGGTAACAGGCTTGGCTTTAGCAAAGGCGACCACTCTGAATGGGGTGAGTTCTCTTGGGATATGGTTGAGTATTGTAAGCGTGATGTTGAGTTAACTGAGAAGGTATACGAAACATTGACCAAGGAACTGTCAGGTTTCAGAGAGGAAAGCATCAAGCTTGAGCATGATGTTGCTCGTATCATTACCCAACAGATAGAGAATGGTTGGTTTATTAATGAGCGTGAAGCTAACATACTACTCGGTGAGCTGAGAGAAAAGCTACATAATGTAGAGGTTGATGTGCGTAATACATTCAAGCCACTACCTGTGTGGATAGACTTACAGCATCCCGGTGACAAGTGGTACAACAAGGATGGTAGTACGTCCAAGCGTGCACAAGCACAGCTAGATAAGGGTGCACATTACAAAGACAACAAGTGGGGTTACTATATATACCCTGAGTTTAACCTTGGCTCTCGTCAACAGATAGCTAGGTACCTTAAACACTTTGGTTGGAAACCTGCTGAGTTTACAGAGAAAGGTAACACGATTGTTAATGAGCGTGTACTTAATGAGGTAGACTTACCACAGGCTAAACAGATAGCTGAGTATCTTATGTTACAGAAACGTGTAGCACAGGTGCAGAGTTGGGTAGATTCAATCGAGATTGATGGTAGAGTACGTGGCTATGTCAATCCTATCGGTGCTGTGACTGGTCGCATGACACATGCTAGACCTAACTTAGCACAGGTACCTGCATCCTATTCACCTTATGGTGCTGAGTGTCGTAAGCTATGGACTGTAGAACATGGTAACTTCCTAGTAGGTATGGATGCCAGTGGTCTTGAGTTACGTATGCTCGCCCACTATATGAATGACCCTGCCTATACTCGTGAGGTATTAGATGGTGACATTCATACTGCTAACCAAAAGTCTGCCGGTCTACCTACTCGTGACCAAGCCAAGACTTTCATCTATGCTTTCCTATATGGTGCAGGTGATGAGAAGATTGGTAGCATTGTAGGTGGTACATCTGCTGATGGTAAGCAAGTCAAAGCAAAGTTCCTTGATAACACACCTGCTCTCAAGTCTTTACGTGAGCGTGTAGCGACAGCATCTAAGCGTGGCTACCTCATAGGCTTAGATGGTAGACGTATCATAGTAAGGTCTGAGCACTCTGCTCTTAACACTTTACTTCAAGGTGCAGGTGCTATCGTCATGAAGAAAGCTTTAGTCCTTCTTGATAAGAACGCTAGATGGCGAGAGCTTAACTATAAGATTGTTGGTAACATACATGATGAGATACAGACAGAAGTTCTTGATATGGATTCCAAAGCTTTTGGTGAGCTCGCTGTTCTTGCAATAGAAGAAGCAGGCAAAGCCTTTAACCTTAACTGTCCACTGGATGGTGAATACAAGATAGGAGAAACGTGGAATGAAACGCACTAACTTTACATGTGACAACGTAAACCCTAGCCATTACAGGCAAGGAAACATAGAAGTAATAGACTTTATACTAGACCAAAAGATGGACTACCTAACTGCGTCAGCTATGAAGTATATCTGTAGACATAATCACAAACATGGTGAGGATGGAGATGGTCAGATAGATGACCTAAGAAAAGCAAGATGGTTCATTGAGAAACTAATCGAGCAAAAACTGGGAGCAAAAGATGAGTAATATAGATGACTTAGTTCAAGATATATACGACTTAGCTGAAACAAAGAGTCACCCTGCTAGGGTACCTGCCGAACAAATATTTAAAGACTTCGGTTCCAACATGGAATCAATCCTTAGAGATTGGCTATACCCTAAGGACTATAGCGGTGGCACATTAAGGATGTCTAACATTGGACACCCTGATAGAAAGCTGTGGTATAAACACAGGAAAAATGAGTACAGAGGTGAGAGAATGAGAGCTCACACTTTAATCAAGTTTCTTTATGGTCACTTGATTGAAGAGATGATACTAGCTTTGGTCAAACTCTCTGGTCATGATGTAACAGATGAACAGAAGAGAGTAGAGCTTGAAGGCATTAAAGGTTCAATGGACTGTAAGATTGATGGTCTATTGTGTGATGTAAAGTCTACATCAACCTATGGCTTCAAGAAATTCAAAGAGAACAGTCTGCAACATGATGACCCCTTTGGATATATAGACCAAATCAGTGGCTATGGTCAGGCTGAGGGTGCTGATGAAGCATGCTTCCTAGCCATGGATAAGTCAAACGGACACCTAGCTGTATCAAAGGTGGACCTGTTAGACAAAGATGTAGTAAAAAGAATCAAGCATGTCAAAGAGATGATAGAACTAGATACAATCCCTGAGCCATGTTATGACCTAGTACCTGATGGCAAGTCAGGTAATATGAAGTTACCTATAGGATGTTCCTACTGTGAGTTCAAAAAGCATTGTTACCCTAATATGCGAGTCTTTGCTTACTCAACAGGACCAAGATTTTTAGCTGTAGTTAACAAAGAACCTAATGTAATGGAGATTAGAAATTATGAGTAAAGAATATAAATTAATAGTAGCAGATGTACGTAGCTTTGAAGCACAAGTTAACAGAGGTTTAGACACTGGATGGGAACTACAAGGCATTCCTTTTTATGATGGCTCTAGGTTTATACAAGCTATGATTAGAGAGAAGTCTAAGAAGAAGGATAAATAATGGAGTGGAGATACAGAGGGATGATGGACAAGGATGGTGTCTGTACTATACGAGAGGTTTTCTATGAGCCTGATGGTACAATCAGTAGCTTTGCTGTCGACCCTGCTGTACCCACAGGCGAAACTCCTGATGAGTTAGTATCACACATGGCTCTGATGTTGGAAAGTCTACAGCAACCATTCTTACTTGAAGGAGATTTCATACCTGAGAGTGATAATGATGAACTACAATTTACTTTTATTAGAGAAGATGAAAACAAATACCATTAAATATAGGAACAAGTTTGAAGCCGGTGTTGGTGAGAAACTAACTGGTTGGAGCTATGAGCCTTATCATATACCTTACATAACTAAGCGTAAGTATATACCTGACTTTACTAAGGGTAACATCTTGGTTGAGTGTAAAGGATTCTTTAGAGTAGGCGACACACAAAAGTATAAAGCTATTCGAGATTCCTTACACTCACAAGAGTTAGTGTTTGTCTTAACCAATGCTAACAAGAAAGTTAGGAAGGGTTCTAAGATTACTATGGGTCAGTGGTGTGACAAGGAAGGGTTCAAGTGGTTCACAACAGATACATTGAAGGAGTTAAAGCGTTATGGCACTACTACTAAATGAACTAAAAGAAATAATAACTAAAGAGTTTGACGTCTGTCTGCTCTGTGAGTTTCTCGACATAGAACCTGAGGAACTGATAGAAAGATTTGAGGACAAGCTAATTGACAACTTACATAAATTTAAAGGACTAGAGGATGAATAAATTACCAAGTGATTACCAAAACTTTATTGCTCTTAGCAGGTATGCAAGATGGCTACCTGAGAAGAAACGTAGAGAAACATGGAAGGAAACAGTAGCACGCTACTTTGATTTCATGGAGGTACACCTGAAAGAAAACACTAACCAAGAGTTAGTACCCAAGACTCGTAAGATTCTTGAAGATGCTGTGCTTAACCTAGAGGTTATGCCTAGTATGAGAGCACTGATGACAGCAGGTCCTGCCTTAGCTAAGAATCATATTGCAGGTTATAACTGTGCTTACCTTAGTGTTGACCACCCTAAAGCATTTGATGAATGTCTATTCATTCTTATGCATGGTACTGGTGTTGGCTTTAGTGTAGAGCGACAGCAGATAAACAAACTACCTGAGGTACCTGAGGAGTTAGTAGATGTAGAAGATGTCATCGTAGTACAGGATAGTAAGGAAGGATGGCAATCAGCTTTCCGTAAACTTATTACCTATCTCTATGATGGTGAGATGCCCAAGTGGGATTTTTCTAAGGTAAGACCTAAGGGTGCTAGACTATCTACCTTTGGTGGTAGAGCATCAGGACCTGAGCCATTACTAGACTTGTTTAACTTCTCTACCAATCTGTTTAAAGATGCAGTAGGTCGTAGGCTAACTAGCTATGAGTGCCATCGTATGATGTGCAAGATAGCAGAGGTAGTTGTAGTGGGTGGTGTTAGACGTAGTGCCCTGATTTCACTATCTAATCTAACTGATGAACGCATGCGTAATGCTAAGTCCGGTCAATGGTGGTCTGATACCCCTGAGATGGCACTAAGTAACAACAGTGTATGCTACACAGAGAAGCCTGATATGGGTATCTTCATGAAAGAATGGACGTCTTTATATGAGTCTAAGTCAGGAGAGCGTGGTATCTTTAACAGGGAAGCGGCTATCAAACAAGTAGAGTCTATAGGTAGAAGGGACACTGACCACCTGTTCGGCTGTAACCCTTGTAGTGAAATCATTCTTAGGGATGGACAGTTCTGTAACTTGACTGAGGTTGTAGTCAGAGCAGAAGATAAACAGAAAGACATCATGCGTAAGGTTAGACTAGCCAGTATACTTGGTACTTTCCAAGCTTCACTAACTAACATCAAACGTCTGCGTCCTAAGTGGGTACACAATACAGAAGAGGAAGCATTACTAGGTGTGTCATTGACTGGCATCATGGACAATGAGTTCATGAATGGTAACAACACAGACAGAGGACACTATGGTAAGCGTAGCCTACCTGACTTCTTATCAGACTTAAAGAAAGAAACTGTTAAGACTAACGAGCATTGGTCAGAGTTACTAGGTATTCAACAAGCTACTGCAACTACTGCTATTAAACCTAGTGGTACAGTTAGTCAGTTAGTTGATAGTGCCAGTGGTATACACACTAGACATAGTGATTACTATATCCGTAGAGTCAGAGCAGATGCTAAGGACCCAATAGCACAGCTAATGGAGGACCAAGGTATACCTGCTGAAGCTGATGTCATGAAACCTAACAGTGTGAAAGTATTCTCCTTCCCTATGAAAGCTCCTAAGGGTGCAGTAACTAGGAACGAGAGGAACGCTATTGAACAGCTAGACTTATGGCTTATGTATCAAAGGTACTACTGTGAGCACAAGCCTAGTGTAACCATTAGTGTTAGAGAACATGAGTGGATGGAAGTAGGTGCGTGGGTATACAAACATTTTGATGAAGTATCAGGTGTTAGTTTCTTACCACACTCTGACCACTCGTATCAGCAAGCTCCGTATGAAGAATGTGATAAAAAAGCACACGATGCTTTAGCTAAGACCATGCCTAAGGAAGTTAACTGGGATTTGATTAGTGAGTATGAGCTGACTGACCAAACTGTCAGCACTAAAACCTTAGCCTGTACTGGTAGTATATGTGAATTAGTTGATTTAGTTGAAGAAGAGAGGGATATAGAATGATAGAAACAGCCTTACTTATTTTAGCTTTACAAATTTTAATAATTAAATTGGGAGAATAATATGTGGTATAATAGAGGAGTGACACTAATGTTAATATTATTATTGTCAGCGTGTAGTGCTTTTGAAGAAAAGATACATCAAGAAAAGGAAGAACAATTAAAGTGTTCTCCTGCGAACAGTATAAATTGTACAGGGTTTGAAGTATGAAAATACTAGAATCAATTATGTACACGGTTTATTTTTTAGCCGGAATAATTTCTACAGGATGTCTAGTCTACATAGTTATATGGTTAGATGCTCTTAGAAAGGGGTGGCTTGTATAGCCTATTGTTTTACAAATAAAGACAGGAGTAAAATATGTTAGAGAAACTTAAAAATGGTGCTGATGGTGCTATAGATGTAGGTATCAAACTTATTAGTTTATCAATTGTGTTACAGATTATCTTTGGACAAAAGGTAGCCTTCCTTACAGGAAATGTAATTGGTTCTATACTTGATATTGTTTGGACACTTGGTAATGCAGGATTGGCAGGAATAATCGCAGCCGGCATTATTTGGAAACTACTCGACAAAGATATAACGAGTGGAGGCAAGTAAGCCTACTAAAAATCCTAGTGGTCTTGTTCAAATGGACAGGACTGCTAGATTCTACTTAAACTTAAAAGGAAAGAATATGCCTTTAAATAAAAGCACAGACATAAAAGAATTAAAGAAGTTCGACATTGACTTGTCCTTTGGACAGCAATGGGAGAAATATATAGATGAAATGTTCTCCGGTGCTAAGACTTGTGAAGTAAAGACAGAGCGTGACAGATGGGCACAAACTGGTAACATCTGCATAGAGAGCCAAAGCTATGGCAAACCAAGCGGAATAGAATCAACTGAGGCTGACCTATGGGTACATAACTTAACTCTTGATAATGAGCTAATTTGTAGCCTTGTGTTCCCTGTTGATAAGCTAAAAGAAATTCTTCCTCAGCTTCCTAAGAAAAGTGTAATGGGTGGGGATAATAATGCGAGTAAGTTACAGCTAGTTAGTTTAGTAAAACTTATGACCCTACTTACTAAATCTACTTAATTATTTTTTTAAAGACTTCTACAGGCTTACCTTGCCCTAAGCCTGTGATGTTCTTTGCTGACTCAGTATGATTAAACAATCCTTTTCTGTATGCTTCATCAGGTGACATAGATATTGCACCTGCCCAATCAGCTCCTAAATCATCAACAGAAAAACCTGCCTTCCTTCCTTTAGTTGGTCCTGTACCTATCAAGGCTCCTACACCATCTAACACCTCTTTAAACAAACCAACACGTAAACTATTGACTGGACCTACAGTGTCAGTTAATACTTTTGACGCCATAAAATGCCTTACTAAATCCGGTTTAGCATCAGGATATTTAGTTAAAACAGCACGAACACTTTGACCTATTAGTTTCTCTTGTAGAGTGTCCTTTGCCTGAGAAAACAGTCCTTTTAAATCCATAGTTAAAAGTTAACTGAAGCGTTAAGTTCTAACGGAGGAAGCATGCCTGACTGTTGAGTAGGAGCAGTTTCAGGACCAGTAATTGTCATTTCAGGTGAAGCAGACATGTTTTCTGGATTGATTTTAGGTATACCATAATAGTCGTTTATAAACTCTTCTCTTGTTTCAGGAGGCAAGTCATAAAGAACAGCCTTCATTTCTTGCTTAGTTAAAGAACGAAGTTGCTCTATCATCTCTCTTTCATTGTTTCCTGTTCCACTAAGTTCGCTTAAATACTCCTCTCTCTTTTCTGGATTACCTATCTTATCAAAGATAGTATCAGAATTCCAAGAGAAATCATTACCGCCACTCATCATTCCTACCATTTCAGCCATTTTTAATTCCTTTGTTAAATTCCACTTTGATATCTTATTTGTTGTTCTTCTAAATCTTGTTGAATTGCATCTCTCTTAACATCTCCTTCAACCGCCATAAAGTATCTAGGGGCAATGTTTACCAGTATGTCTGTGTACTTACTAAGCAACACTTCATCAGACATGTTTGTTTTCTTAGCTAGTTTTTCTAGTTTATAAAACTCTTCAATTCCTTTTAAATCAGAGAACAATATATCTTGCATTTGTTTATCAGCTCTGCTCATTCTGCCACCAGTCCATATCCTAGAAGCTAATATAACAGCTTTCTGTTGAGGACTAATAATTGGTCGTCTTATTAAAGAAACAATAGAAGGCAGGTCTACCCCTGTCTTAGCCTGAACAACGTCATAAAGAGGGTTAGTAGGCATATTAGCCACTTTTTCAGGACTAAGCTTATTAATCTTATCACTTAACCTAGCAAATGCTCTCATATCATTCTGAAAACCTTTACCCATAATTTTCTGTATAGTGTAAGCATTCTCAGGGTCAATAAGCCAATCAAAAGAAGATTTACCTTGCTTGGCTCCTATGGCTTGTAGTTGCTCTACAAACTCTCTCCTAATAGTATTTCTTATAGGACCTTGAACATTCTTAGGAAGTCTGTCAACATCAGCAATAATCTTAGACATATATTCTCTGTTGTTGACCATTCTGTTTACAACTTCAGATGGCTGATAGCCTTCTACACCACCTGCTTTTAGTAAGAAATGGTCGCCTATTTTCTTTTCTTGTGACTTCCATACTTCATTAAGAGTGTTTATTCTGTCAGATAAATAACCCTGTGTATTTACAGATTGATTTAATTCATCTCTTAAACCCGGAATTAAGTCTATAACCTCTGACTTTTTCTTTATAAGGCTTTGAAGTAGTTTAGGCTGTAGCTGTCCATTAATAACTGACTTTTCATATACTTCAGCTAAGAAAGCATTCTTAGCAATGTCTACACCTTTCTCTCTACCTACAACATTATAAAACTGATTTAAAGACTCTGCGTTCTGAACGACAACTGGAGCAATTTGTTGAGCATACTTAGCACTTGATATTTCTTTTATGCCTTGCTCTCCAAAAGGTAGTCCAATATGCGTATAATAGTTTTCGTCTGCTAGTTTTAAAGCTGAACTATAAGTTCCCGGTATTGTAGTTCTTGCATCATCTAATACAGCTTTTAAATCTTCTAACATATTTACAGTGTCAGCAGAAGGGTTTCTTCTAAGCTGTTTATTAATTTCTTTTTTAAGAGAGTTTACATCATCAAAAGTCATTTGTTTAAATGTTTCTGTTCTTGTTGTAACAATCTTACCTGCAGCATTTTTAGTTTTTGTAGTTTTTACTGTTGGTCTTAATAATGTTCTAATCTTAGACTCTAATACAGTTCCTGCACCAAACTTGTTTTGTAGTTGTAAAGAATCAACAAATCTCCAAATTTGCTCTACACCTTGTGCTGGCATTTTTATGTTATTTTTCCTAGCAGATTTTAGTATAGCTGAATACTCAAGCTCTCTTATTTTTCTAGCTTGTTCCTTTTTCAATTTAACTAAAGCTTCAATTTCTTTTCCTCTCTGTGCCATTGTGCTTGCAGGAAGATAGTTAGCTCCTAACTCATCAATCTTATCTTGAGTTTTAGCCATGTTAGTTTTTAAATTATCTAGTCTATACCATAGTTCAGTTCTTACTACGGAAGTAGGAATTGCTTCCTCTAAAGACTTACCTACTATTGGAACACCAAACATTCTATTTGCTTTTCCTTCAATAGCATTAACAATCTTTGTTATCTCATCTTCTACCTGAGCTCTTACTGAAGGATTTTTTCTAATTAGTTTATTAAGCTCACCTGCAATTACAGGGTTGTCGGACATAGCTAAAAAGAAAGGTATATCAACATCATCAAAATAATGAGAAATCTTAGCAAAGTCTTGCATTATTATTTCTACATCTTTACTTCCTGCTTTTGATGCTTCCTTTAATATGTTTTTAATGTTAGCATGAGCAAACTTTTGTGATTGGGTTTCAATTGTAGACTTTATAAGACTGGCTTCATTTTTAAAACCTTTTCCTGATAACAAATCTTTTGTCTTTGAAGCCAGTGTATTAACAACTGGCTGAGTATATTTACCAGTAAGAATTGCTGAAGATACTCCTGCTATTGTGCTTAATACTCCTGAATCTTCTCCAGTAGCCATTTCTTCAAGGTTTCCTGCTTGAGTAGCAGCAACTGAAGAAGTGGCTCCAATACCTGCCCACTGTGCCATAGAATAAGGAATTTTTAAAACAAACTCACCTACACTTTTAGCCTTACTAGCTAAAACTAAAGGGTCTGTCATCATGTAAGCACCAGTAGCTAAAGTTGCTTCTATTTGGTCTTTAGGAAGCAAATTTATGTCGTATTGGTCCCAACCAAAGAAATCAGCAGTCCTCTCTGCCCATTTCATTTCATTCTCTTCAAAGTCCTGTGTAAACTGAGTTCCCATTGCCTTAACACTTCCCGGAGCATCTAACTCACCAGTACCACCAACTGTGGTCATGTCCTTATATATTTTAGACCATATTGGATTTTCAGCAACAGCTTCAAAAAAAGAAAGACTAGCTGTTACACCTGCTTTCATTTTTCCTGTGTATAGACCTTCTTCATACTCTATAGCATCATCTGCTAATTGAGCTTGTATACTAGCATCTCCTTGAATTACTTTTGCAATTTCTTCCTCAGACATCTCTGCAGGAAACCTTAATATTTCATTGCCAACTCTAATTTCTTGGTATTCTTCAGCCATTTTATTCCTTATCTATCTACTAAGTCAAATGTTTGTGTTTCAGGATTCCATTGTTTTATTTTTTGTTTTGTGCTTCCATCTCTTGGAGTATAAACTTCAAAAACTGACTCAGGAACCTCAAACTTATAATCAATTCCTATCTGTTTTAAAGACTCATTACTTGAATTGTATTGTTTCATTTGCTCTTGTTCGTATATTTCTAAAGTCTTTATAAATGCTTCATAATGCTCTGCTGTCTTAACACCGGTGAAAACAGTATTTGCAAAGTCAGTTACATTCTCTACTAAATTACCAGCACTAGCTATTCTTCTAATTTCAGAAGTAGCTTGTCGCTTGTCCTCAAAAATTTGTGTAATTAGTGTTTCAGCAATTGTAGCTGCTGCTGCATTATTTCCCTGAGCTTGTCTAAACTCAGAAATACCTGTGCTTATTTTTCTTAGCTTATCTGCAATAGCATCTCTGGTTTTCATAGTAGTTTCAAAGATTGTAGTTCCTATTGCATTTTTAGTTCCTGCACCTGCTGTTTCTACATCTAAGCCTTGTAAGTATTTTAAGAACTCCTCATTTCCTTGAGTTTCACCTAATGTTGCAATAAACTCATCTCTTTTTTGATTTAAAGCTTGAAACTCAGCTCCTTTTTGTTCTGTTTTTTTAACTATGCCAGAAGCAACTCTTTGTGGACCTTCTGCACTGCTTAAAGTATCTGTCCAATAAAAATATCCATCTCCTAACTGAGTCATTTTTCTGTCAGGGTTTTGTAAATTCTTTAATTTTATTTCTGCAATATCTACTTGAAGGTTAGCAGCTTTCATGTCTTGACTTCTATCATAAAACTGCATTGCCATATCATACTCACCACCAGTCCACATTGCTGAAGCCATTTGTGAAACACTATCAGAATTTGTAGGGTCAAAGTCAGGAACACTATTTATGATTGATTGATAATTAGCTTGTTGTGCTTGAGCAGGCGTTTGACCACCTAGGCTCTGTCCTGCTGTAAAACCTAGTTCACTACCTATACCAGACATGGCATTAGTAATTGCTGCCCAACCAGTAAGTCCACCAGTCTGAGCTTGTTGCCTTCTTAGGTTTTGTTCATCAATAATTGCTTGTTGGTATTGACTTCCAAACATTCCTTGTGTTGCCATAATTATTCCTTTTTAATAATTGGGTGAATACATTAAACCACTTGCATTTAAGCGTCTTGAAAAAGGTGAGCCAATGTCACTCATAGTATAATCTAAATTACTGTCATCTATTGTAAATTCCTCGTAACCTGCTCCCCCGTACGGTGTTATTTTACCTATAGGGGATTCTACTTTGGGTACGTTGGTCGCCTTGCATTGTCTTGAGCACTGCTAAATCCTGTCATCATACCACCTCTAGCAAATGGATTAGTAAACTTCATACCTTCCTGACTATTAAACCCTTGTAAAGCACTACCAATCATACCAGCAGTGGCTCCTGCTCTTCCTAATGCTGCACCTGACCTCATTTGAGCTGCATTAAAAGCAGCACCTGCTCTTTGATTAGCAAAGTTTAATGACTGACCGGCATATTGTCCCGGTATACTACCTAATTGCATAATAGCAGCAAGGTCTTGCATTTCTCTCTGCCTCATAGCATCTTGTGTTTGTTGAGCTTGTTGATAAGAGTTAGATAACAGTCCAAGTCTTTGCTGTCCTTGTGCTTCCTGTAGTGCCTGCATCTGACCTGCACCACCTGTACTACCTAATCTACCTTGTTGTAACAACCTAGACTCTTGAGCCAGTGCTTGCCTTTCTTGCTCAGGTTGTAGTAAGCCTAGCTGTTGATTGTACAACGATTGCTGTAATTCAAGAGGATTTAAGTCTTGTATCTGTGCAGCAGTTTGACCACGCCTGTCCATGAATTGTTGCATCATAGCTTGCATATCTTCATTAAGATATTCGCCTGTACCTGTGTCATAACCACCAAACATACCTTGGTAGTTTTGTGGTCTACTTTGTTCATAAGCAAACTGAGCTGCTTCATTAGCTGCACTCTGTGCTTTCTTTGCTTGCTTATTAGCGAATATTCCTCCTAATACGCTTGCTCCTAATTGCATCCATGCTGACATGTCTTATTCTCCTATGCTGTGCGTTTCCACATATACACTACTATATATGGTTGTAAGTTATTGTGTGCGTTTCCACCACCAGTGTTGCTTATACTAAAACTGCCTTGGTTTCCACCACCTGAAGCTTTATCAGGGTCGCCATCTGTACCACTACCTCTTGTAAGAGTAGGACTTATATTGTGATTGTGTTCTGGCATTTCTGCTATTGTTAATGTGTGTGTTTCAGCACCACCAGTTGCATTAAGTGTATCAAATGTACCACTAGATGCTTTACCTACTGGAACTCTACCTTCTCCATATGCTACCCAAGTACCTACACCAAGAAGTGTTGCTGGATTAGTTGCTACAGTAGCATTAATATATATTGAACCGACTGGATAAACTAAAGCATTAATTGCTGCTGCTGAATTTGCAGCGGTAACAAATGCTGTTGTTGCTACTTGATTAGTATTGGTTCCTGAACTTGCTGTTGCAGCAGTAATTACTTGACTTGTATTTGCTAAGTCTGCTTTAGAGTTAACAGCAGTCTTAACTGCAAGAAACTCTGTGTTAAAGTCACCACCACTGACTACTTTGTCAGGGTCTGAATCGCTTAAAGCATCCTTACCTGACCAAGCTATTTGTAAATTATAATCACTCATCTTATTTTCCCTTGTTTTGCCCAAATAGAAATGTTTTGTAAAGAAGCTTTAAACCCCGATACCGTTTGTATTATCTGTAGTCTAACAACCTTAGCTGCTTTTGACATAGATACTTTGTACTCTGTAGGTTGGAAAGCAGGAGCATACTTGGCATTGCCATACTTAGCCTGTCCCCACAAACCATTGACTCCACCAGAAGTAGGGTCTAATGTAAAGTTAGCTGATGTAGGAGTAACACTGTAATCTCTAAACCAGTTAAGTGTTACGTTCATGTTCTTACCACCTGACCATATTGCTAAAAATCTTTTTAAGAATTTAGATATACCCGGCTGTTCAAAATCTAACCATGTAGTTTTAAAATCTGCTTGATATGTATTGTCTATATCTTTATAACATTTACTTGTATTAGATTCCCATGTATATCCAGCAGTAGTACACGCACCTGATGTACCATAACTAGCAGTAACATCTTCTTTTTCTACATCATAGAATCCTGAGTATGTTGCTACTCTTCCAAAATAAGTTGCAGCTCCTAGTCCTATATACAAAGAATCGTCAGTAGATAACAAAGCTCCAGGATTTTTCTTAGAATCAAAGTTCCAAGTTGTTATACGTGGAGCACCTTCAGGTGTTGTAGCTTTAAAATCAAACACATAAACAATATTTTTACCACCAAAGCTTAATAAATAAGAACCAGTAGATAAATCATACTGAGCTTTTACTTGGTCCATGTCAGCAGTTAATATGTTTGTTCTTATTTCATCTTTAATAGCTAGGCTTAAATCTGTCAATGGCATCTTGTCTTGTACCATTGTACGAGCTAGTGAACGTACACCTGATGAACTTAGGAATACAATGTCATCACCAATGACTTGTACTGAATCCCTAGCTACACATCCTACACCTTCAATAACTTCATCTAATTGAAATGAAGCTGCAGCTGGGTCCCAAGGGTCATTATAAATAACAATGTTACTCTTACCAAAGATAACTAGCTTACCCATAAAAGAAGCTAGTGCTGTTATCTCATCACCTGACCATACAGTTTTTAAATCTACTGAGCCTGATGCACCACCATTAAATTTATGACCAAGCAATGTATCAGAGTAATAAACTACATCTTTGTTCTCACCTATGTTTCCTACCCATACTCTACCGTAGTCACCTAAAACACAAGAAGGTGTAAAAGTTGTAACTCCAGAAGGAGCAGCATAACTTCCTACATCCTCTAAATCTTTCCATGTAGTACCGTCATAATTAATAGGTTTATTACCTGCTTGTACAGCATAGAACTGATTATTAAAGTTTGTAAACTGCCAGTTGCCATTAGTTTTAGTAGTAGCTGAACCACCAAAAGATTGTACATCTAAAGTGTATGGAGTGTTAGCTGTGTTAATTTTATATACATTAGCACCAGCTCCAACAAATAAAGTCTTGGCTCCTGTTGCACTAATATACTCACCTAATGATTTAACTATTAATGTATTAGCTGTATTACTATTAGATATATTATCTGTTACTTGTTTAATTCCTTCTCTAGTAGTAACACGTCCCTTCTCATCTAACATAATATTGTTAGCTGTTGTTAAGAACTGTGGTGGTAAACTGGAAGCCGATGACTGCCTGTTTAATCCATAGATACCTATAGAGTCTAATACAAGGGGTTGTATTGGTTTAGACGCCATTCCAAATTACCTCATCTGAGTGTCTGCCTACATCTTGTTGTATTGCATCTGATAATGCTTGTTGATATTGCATCTGTGCCATGTCTGATAGTGTTCCACCATCTTCGCCACGTTCAGCTATAGCTCGTGCCCATACCCCCATTATAACAGGAAACTCTGGACATGTCAAGACATCTGTTGCATTTGTTAAATCATCTTGTGGGTCAACTACATAATAATTAACATTATAAACTTGGTCAGGTTTAGGATATAATTGTGCTATTAAAGCACCTACTTCTCCTAATCCACTAACAGTTGAATTAATAGAAAAGTAAGAAGGAACACCTGAGCTGTCAGGACTAGGGTATTGTGTAGACCTAATCCATGAATCAGGCACACCTTGTAACATTTGTCCTTGTTCTTGTTCTTGTACTGATAATAATCTAGTTCTTTGTGAAGTACCCGGTATAGTATAAGTTCGTGAATCAGCTACAGTAGCTACTGTTTCTATACGTCTTAGTGATGTCCAATCCCAAGCATCTTCTACTTCTCTTTTAACTTCATTAACAAAGTCACCTATTAATACTTGGTAGTCTGATGGACCAGCAGCATCTATCAATGCACCTGACCAGTCACTACCTATGCTATCTTCTCTTAACCTACGTAATACTGAGTTAATAATTTGTCTGTATGTCATCTACTTCCCCTTGGCTAATTGAGCACCAAAATAAAATTCTATAATCATTGTTGCCCACCCAAATATTTCATCCATCTTGAGTACAGCACCTGCTTCTACTTTTACATATTCAATAACATCAGGTGTTAATTGAAAACCCAGTATACTAGCTCCTTCTATAACTGTTGGTATTACTGTAGGTACATCAAAGAACACAGGAGCTATTTGTGTAAATATAATTAATGCTAGTATAACTAATATAATAATCCTTCTGTTCATAGCAGCCATAGGTGACTCTTTGTCAGCTCTATCTCTAGCCATGTTAATAGAATCATTACGTACTTGCAATGATTGTATCATTAGCTTTTGTTGTTCTGCTGCTGCTTGACTTTTTAATGCAAACAACTTACCAACAAAGCCTAACATAATTGGTGCTACATTAGTTATAAACGCTATCATATTGCTAACCTCATTGCCTCTATAATTCCTACTTGTCCTATAATGTACCAAGCAAATGCACCAAAGACACCCCATTTAATTTGAAGCAGTGAAGTGTTAATCTTTTGTATACATAAATTAGTGTCATCAATCTTGCTAAACAGCTTTGCTATTTGTCCAGAATGTTTGTCTAATTGTAATTGCATTCTACTAAGTTCATCATTCATTTCTTTTTAAATCCTTTCTTCATATTAGCATAGGCTTTCTTGCTGATAGTAGATTTCTTTTTGCTTCTACTAATACCTTTCTTCTTTCTAGCATTAATGTTTGCGTATAGTCCTCGTTTAGCCATTACCATTTCACCTTGTTTGCCCAGTACGCTGCACTGGTTGGACCTTTAGCTATGTTCTTAGCGTGTCTAGCCTTAAATGATTTACGTTTAGCTTTCATTGCAGCAGACTCACCAGCTTTAGGTTTACCTGCAGTAGAAGCTCCTTTCTCACCAAACCTAATCATGCGGTCCTTACCACCATCTTTGATAAGAACTACATGAGATTTCTTACCTTTAGATGAACGCTTAGGTTTGTTATATCCTGAGAATGTTTCACCTCTGTAAGTTACTGCCATTACTTTTTCTTTCCTTTTTTCTTCATTGGTGGACGACCTCTTTTCTTACCGTATGTACCTTTTCCTGCTGGCATATTATTCTCCTAGTTTGCTAGTGGGTTATCTAAAGCTCTTTGTATTTTACTACCGAGCCTTTCTTCTAACTCTTTAATCTTTCTATCTGTATCAGAATAAAGAGAATCTCTTCTGTCATCAAATCTTTTCTCAGCATTATCAATCATATCTTTAATATCTTTTTGCTGTTCCTGTAAATCTGATTCAACATCATTAACAATACTTTCAAGGTGTCGCATATCTTCTCTAACTTCTACCTTGACTTCCTTTACATACTTAATTTGTTCATCAACATTATCTTTAATTAAAGTAACTTCTTCCTTAAACAAATCAATTTCTTTACTAACAAACTCCATGTGTGTATTTACTGTAGACATGTGTTCATTTATAACTGCTAAATCTTTTTCTATAGTAGATAAATCAGGTGACTCAAACGCAGCAATCTTAGCTTCCATATCTAAGTATCTCTGATATACTTCAAAACCACCCCACAGAGCTCCAAGAATTGTCCCTAAGAGGGGTATTATTAGTAGAGCCTTACTACCCCCTACCTTGACTCCCGCGTACTCTATTTCTGCCATTGTAGGTCCATCAATTTATTGTGTAGTATTTCGTTAGCCAAACCGTTTCTTAATCCTCTTTGATTATCTGGTATATCCTTGTCTAAATATATACCTTTATCTTTATAAAACACACCATCAATAAGCAGTTGTGTATTGTAAGTATTAAAGCCAGCATTAAAGTTTAACAGTGCAAGTATAAGACTTTGTAGTTTCTGCTGCTCTTCTAATGATGCAGCTTCTCCCATTTCTGTTGCAAGATTCTGTAACTTGTTACTAATAATCTCTCGCATCTTATCTTTCTTACTTGCTTTCTTTTTAGTTTCTACTAGCTTAGGTTCTTCTACTTTAGCCTCTACTATCTCTTCTTGTTCAGGCTCCTCTTCTCTTTGTTCTTCTTGTACGGTTTCTTCTTCTGGCTCTGACTCATCAAGCTCCTCCTCTATTGGTTCCTCTAAAGGTTCTTCTTCTATTTCAGGCTCTAAAAATTCTTCTAACTCTGCTTCTATTTCCTCTATTAATTCTTCTTGAGATATATCTTCAAATAAATCTTCCATCTCTGGTATTGCTTCTTCTAATGTAGTAGCAATTAAAGTATAATCATCCAACGGTTCTATTTCTATTACTTGAAAAACCTCTGGCTCTTCCAAGACGAATACTGATTCAATAGTTTCCTCATCAGTTTCCCAAACTTCTTGTACATCTTCCTCAACATATTCATCTATGTAAGCATCACTCCATCCATCACAACCGTAATCGTACAAAGGGTCCAATGCACATTGTTGATTATACACATTATCAGCATAGACTTGTGGGTAGTATAAACAACTGATATGACTGTCTGGTATTACACTGCATATACTCTCTCCATTTGCTATCTCTACTGGGTCATCTTCTTGACTGTTCCAAAAGATTGCTCCGTTAGTAGGATGATTATAGAACCATTGTTCGTACTCACCTACACTTAAATCTCCTACCACTCCTATTGTTACTGCGTGGTTATTTATTTGTACCTGCTCATAGTTTACATCTATGTTACCCATTGGGTATATTGTCAGGTCAAATGTGTTACTTGTGTTTCTATCGTAATACTCTGATAAGTTTTCCCACATATACTTCTGGAATGTAGAATCACCTTGTGTATAAAACTTACCAATACCTGTGTCTATTAAATCTGTATGCCAAGGCATTATGGTGTAATGAAATCTTACTCCTGTTGCACCACTTGCAAAATCCTGTCCTGAACAACACAACCCATCGTGTATATAGCCAGTACCGGGTACATCAAGAGGGTCAAGAAACCCCACAACACCGTTACTAAACATAAAGCTAGTGACATAACTATTTCCATAAAAAGGAAAAATAAAGTCAAGAGGTACCTCAATCCAGCCATCATCTCCAATCTGATGCTCAACTATCTCAGGGTCAGACCACGAGAATAGCGAGAAGGATAACGCCAAGAATGCCACTAACCAATTTCTCAAGGAATACTCCTCTGTTCATAGAAGTAGCCGGTTCTTTCTTTGGTACCTTCTTTGGGTTTAATCTCCATTCTGCTGTAGCTTCTTTACCAATTAACCCCTCACCAGTAGTAGGGGAATTGATAGGGCAGGGGGTCCCGGCAAATTTCATTGCGTCAAACACCGACCTCGTTTGGCACATTAAAGCAACTGCTGCTACCTTCATACCCATATCATATAATACTTTAGCATTCTTTAATCTCATACAGTTCTCATCTGAGTAAGCCTGTCCTGTGCTGATACCTAGTATCTGTGTCTGTACTGCTCCACTAACTCCTACCATACATAAATCACTATTACTTGCGTTAATGCTCGGACTAATTGCACTAGGTGGGTTTGTCCTTATTGTACTCTTAGTATCTGTACTTGTTGTTACTGTACTATTGCTTGTGCTGTTTGTAACGATAGGGTCAGCAGCCATTACTGGCAATACAAACACTATCCAAAAAGCTACAACTATAAAACCTGCAACTATATTGTTGCGTAATCTATCAGACATTAGTCAGCTACTAAACTCACAAATGCTGGGTCTACTTCATCTGTAGGGTTAGCAGTAAAGTGTGTACACATATCTATGTTTCTAGTGTGTGTAGTTGTAGCTGGTCCATAAGTAACATCACCATTTTCTGCTGTGTTCTTAACCTTTCTAGTTTCAGTATGAGGTTTATTCTCGTAAGCAATAACACCAGCCAAATCTGATAGTGCATTGATGGCTGTCTTGATTGTTTCGTGTTCGCTATACAAAGTAGTAGCGTATGTAGAAATGTTGCTTGGCACAGCAGTACCACCTTTGGCTGCTCTTGACCAGTACCAGTCTATGTCTGCTAACTTATTGGCTACTGTGCTTCTAGCTTTCTCTAGCATAGTGGCTTTAAGCGTAGCCACATCTTTAGCTGTACCAGCATAAGTGCCTACAACCTCAGAACCACTTGTGTCTACAGAATAAGCACCAGTATGGTAGTACCTACTATCAGGTGTGACTTCTCTGTAAGATTTAATGCTAAGTGAGGTTAATGTAGCACTATCTCTAAAGATACCTTTAGGATGTGTTACATCACTAATCACCATAGCTTTAGGTGTTTTAATTATTTGTCCGTTAAAGTACCACATATTCTCTCCTATCGAGCGTTACTATTTTTAAAAGGGTTTTCTGCAAAACTAATGAAAATGTAATTTCCACTAGATGCATTTATTTTTGACCAAGAGTTTCTTAACTTAAAACCATTAGATAAAATGTCTACTCTGTCAGCAACGCTACTATCTTCTGCGGCACTATCATTTGCTTCAAGAACATTATTACCACCGTTATATCCAACTCTTTCATTATCTAGCATTACCCAACTATCAGCACTATCAGTTCTTTTAACCATTACAAAAGCTGGTCTAAACCCTGTGTACACAAATGTACCATCAGCATTACCATTACCAGTATATGAACCGACCTTAGAGTAGCCATCTACAGAGTGAAAACAGTAGGCTATAAAAGTTTCTGAATTAGCATTAACAACTGCGTTTTCACCTACAGTAAATACTGAACTTGTTGGTGCTGTGTTATTCCAAACATTAGAATTTGTATAAGCAACTTCTGTAGTATTCAAAGTATATGTTTTTGTTGCACCATTAGTTTTGTCATACACCATCCAACTACCAGAATTGCTTCGTTTTTTAACTAACACAAACTCTGGTGTTTTAGATAATCCGTGACCTACTGTAGAATTTGATGAATTACCTGTATAGCTAACAATACTAAACCCAGCATCCGTATTAGCACTAACTGTAGAGTTTATAGAGCCAGTAGTATTAGCTGAGCCACTACCGTTTGCTTTCCAGTTCCAAGCTACATATATATGGTCATCATAATTAGGAACATTTGTTGAAGAAGTTGCTCCTAAAGTAAAACCATTTGTATCAAAAGAAACTAAATTATTATGTGCAGAATGTGTTCCTTCAGCAGCAGCATCATTTGAATGTATAGCTTTTGTATTACCAGTTCCTCTTACAGCATCATACAAAGTATGGAAATAAGTATCTTCTCTATTTTTTGTCCAAACAAGGCTTGGCTCAAAACCTACTGTGATTGCATTTGTAGAAGCGTTACCAGTATAAAGCACAGTATTAAAATGCTCACTAGGAGTAACAGCTACATCTGGCAAGTTCTTTGTGCATAAAGCTAAGAAGCCTGTAGGTGGTGTGTAGTAGAAGTCACCTATATCATTACCATCTTGATTGCCTTGTGCTGTCTTGTTACCAGCGAATGAGGAGTCTTGACCGAAGTTGGCAATAACAGAAGAATTATCACGAACTGTAAGTCCAGCTAACCAAGTGCCTGTAAGACCAGTAACAAAACTATTACCTGTTGTACCAGCCTGTATTTCACTTGCAGTAGCAGAATTAAGCCAAGTATTATTTTTGCCTATCCATAATGTACCAGTATCGGCATTATAAGCAAACTGCATAATATCACCGTTGGTATATGTACCATAACTTCCAGAAGAACTGCTAGTTCCAGAAAACCATTGACCGTTTAAATTATATAAACTATATGAACCTGATGTATTACCAATATGAGATGAGCCAAATGAATTGTGTTCGGTGTTGGCAATTCCTAACATTACTCGCTCAGAGGAAGAAGGATTACCAATTAAAATATTTACTTCCCAATACCATTTTCCTGAAGTCATACCTAATGAAGATTCAAGTGTTCCAAGCCACCCAGCACCACCGTAAGCAATTCCAAGATTACCTTCTGTTTTTACATAACTGCTATTTCCACTTACAGGATTAAAGGTAGCAAAGTTATTCGTAGGACTATCAACAGATATATCTGACTCTGTTAGGTTATTACTTGTCCAGTCATTATTGTTACCACTTTGGTCTAGCCAGTATGCGTACTCTCGTTTGTCAGCGAAAGCCATATAGATGTAAGTACCACCTGAACCATTTAAGTCTGTGTCTGTATGTGTTAATTGAAATCCTGTAGAAGTAAATTTAAGTCTTTCGTAATCACCACTTTCTGCATTAGACAAATTAGGATAGAGTGCCTTACCTTTTTCTGCTTCAGGTTCTCTAGTATTGTCATACATATACCAGTTAGCAGAAGCATCAGTTCTTTTAATCATTACGAATGCTGGGGCAAA